AAGTCTCCCGCAAAGAGGAGGAGCAGCGCGCCGCCCAGGCCGAAGCCGGCAAAAAGACGGAGGAACAGCGGGCGCAGCAGGAGGCACAGCAGGCGGATTTCCGCCGCTTTGCCGCAAAATATCCCGACGTGAAGCCGGAGACGATTCCCCGGGAAGTGTGGGACGCCGTGAAGTCCGGCGCAAGCCTGACGGAGGCGTATCAAGAACACCTGTTCCAAAAACTCGCGGCAGAAAACGAGGCCCTGAAGCAGTCCGCCAAAAACGCGGGCCGCAGCGCCGGCAGCATGCAGAGCGCCGGCGCGGACAACAGCGGGAAGAACCCGCTGGACGAGGGCTGGGACACCTGAGTGAACGTCTTTCGGCTCCGCCGGACCGGAGACGAAAGAGAGGATTTTTATGGCTGTCAATTATGCACTCGTATGCAGCCCCCACGCGCTGAGCCGGTTTAAGCTCGGCTCCCGCACGGAGGGCATTTTCTCCAACAAATACACCTTTGAGGGCGCAAAGACCGTTCGGTTTTACACCAACGACCTGACCACCCTGAACGACTACAGCCGCACGGCGTCTTCGGACCGCTACGGCACCCCCGGCGAGCTGGGCGACACCATCCAGGAGCTGGCCATGTCCCAGGACAAGTCCCTGACCTACATCATCGACAAGGGCAACGCCGCCGACGAAATGAACATCAAGACGGCAAACGCCACCCTCCAGGAGAACATCGATTCCGTGGTGATCCCCGCCGTGGACAAGTACCGCATCAGCGCGCTCAAGACCGGCGCGGGCCTGGAGTACGTCGCGGGCACTCCCACCAAGTCCGACATCGTGGATAAGATCGTCACCGCCGGCGGCAACATGAGCAACGAGCTTGTGCCTCTGGGCAACCGGACGCTGCTCATTCGCCAGACCGAGTACATCAAGTGCAAGATGGCCGACCAGATCATGGGCAACGACACCCTGGGAGCCCGCGTTTTGACCAACGGCACCGTGGGCAATCTGGACGGCATGGAGGTCCGGGTGATCCCCGACAGCTACATGCCCGACAGCAACACCCTGTTCCTGATCGTCTGGAAGGGCGCGGCCATCGCCCCCGTGAAGATCAAGGACTACAAGATTCATGTGGACCCGCCCGGTGTGTCCGGCAACAAGGTTGAGTTCCGCATGTATCACGATTGCTTCGTGTTCACCACCCTTGCCAAGGGCGTGCTGCGGGGCGTGACGGCTGCGGCCTGATGATGGGGGGAGGGCGTCCTTGCGCCGCTCTCCCCTTTTTCCAAAATGAAAAGGAGGACAAAAACATGGCGAAGAAAAAGAAGGGCTGCAAGTAAATGCCCGCCAAAGCCATAACGCCCACCGCCCGGCGTATCGAGGGCGAGAGCGTGGAGCTGGGGGCTCTGTACCCCAAGCAGCGTGAATTTTGTATGTCCCGCTGCCGGTACACCGGATACGGCGGGGCGCGAGGCGGCGGCAAGAGCTACACGGTGCGCTGGAAAGCCAAGGCCGGGGCGCTGCGCTATCCCGGAATCCGCATCCTGATTGTGCGGCAGAAGTACCCGGACCTGGAAAACAGCCTGATCCAGCCCCTGGTTTCCTCCCTGCCGGCGGAGGTTGCGTCCTACAATTCCCAGATGCACCTTCTGACATTCTGCAACGGCTCCACGATCAAATTCGGACACTACAACGCGGATTCCGCATCCATTGAATACCAGGGCCAGGAATACGACTGGATTTTCATTGACGAGGCCACCCAATTCACGGAGGAACAGTTCCGCACCCTGGGCGCCTGCCTGCGCGGCGTTACCAACATACCCAGGCGCATGTATCTCACCGCGAACCCCGGAGGCGTCGGGCATCTGTGGTTCAAGCGGCTGTTCGTGGACCGGGATTTCGACGTGGCCCACGGGGAGCGGCCGGAGGACTACCAGTTTATTCCCGCCACCGTGGACGACAACCCCGGGCTGCTGGAGAGTTCCCCGGACTACAAGAACATGCTGGACCTGCTGCCGGAGGACGTGCGGCGCGCCTGGCGATACGGAGACTGGGACGCGCTGGCCGGCACCTTTTTCCCGGAGTTCGGAGAGATTCACCGGGAAAAGGCTTTCCTGCACGTCCCGGACGACTGGATCAAGGTGCGGGCTTTCGATTACGGCCTGGACATGTTCGCCTGCCTATGGGCGGCGGTGGATTTCGCGGGGCACATTCACGTATACCGGGAAGTCCAGCAATCCGGAACCATCGTATCCGACGCGGCGAAGCTGGCATTGAGCCTGACGCCTCCCGGAGAGGCCATCTCCATGACGATTGCGCCGCCGGACATGTGGAACCGGCAGAAGGACACGGGCAAGAGCATGGCGGAGCTGTTCGCGGAAAACGGCATGGGGCTTGTCAAGGCCAGCAACAACCGGGTGCAGGGCTGGATGTCCGTGAAGGAGGCGCTCAAGCCCCTGGCGGACGGAAAGCCGGGTCTGCTGGTGAGCGAGGATTGCGTGGGGCTGGCGCGGTGTCTGCCCGCGCTGATGCACGACGACCAGAACCCCAGCGACTGCGCGACGGAGCCGCACCAGATCACCCATATCACGGACGCCCTGCGGTATCTGTGTGTGACACGGATGCTGACCCCCTCCCTCTCTCCGGCTCCGCCGGAGGATTGGGGAGAGGCGGAAGTTCCCTACGACGAGGCCATGACCGGAGGCGAAGCCCCCAGCGGCTATCTCAGTTACGGAGGAAGGTGAAGCCATGGCGGCGGCGGTTTTTTCAATCAAGTCCTGGCTGGGACTCAACCAGGCCGCAGACGGCGACACCGGGCTGAAAGCCGGGGAGCTCTCCGCCATGCAGAATTTCCGCATCACACGGGAAGGACACCTGCAAAAGAGGCCCGGGACCCACACGGTGCTGGAGCTCTCCGCTGCGTGGACGGAGTGGTGCAAGACCCATACGGCGTCTACCTCCTCCCCCGTGCTCTCCGGGCTCTGGTACGGACGGGTGGGCGGAGGCGCGGTGGTGCTGGCGTCTTACGGCGGCGTGCTTTGGAGCATCGACCCCGCGAGTTGGACGGCGACGGCCCGGGGCACGGCCACCCAGTCCCCCACGGTGTTCTTCGGGTTTTCGGACAAGGCGTACCTGCTCAACGGAAGCGAGTACCAGGTCTGGGACGGCGGAGCGGCTACGGAGTTTTCCGACGTGTCGGGCTACATTCCCACGATTCTGACGGCGGCTTCTCCCGACGGCTCCGGCACGGAGCTGGAGGGCGTGAACCGGCTTTGCGGCTGGCGCAAGGTGCGCTTCTCCCCCGACGGGACCAGCACGGTGTTCCATCTGCCGGAGCAGAGCGTGAGCGAGATCGGGACGGTGGACGGCACGACCGTCACCCACACCGACGACCTGACGGCGGGCACGCTGACCTTCGCCTCCGCCCCCGCTGCCGGGACCAACACGGTGACGGTGACGTACCGCAAGGGAACGGGAGCGCGGAGCGAAGTCACCGGAATGCGCTTCTGCGAGCTCTACAACGGCTCCACGGACGCCAGAGTCTTTCTTTACGGAGACGGCACCAACCGGGCCATCTACAGCGGCCTGACGGGCGACGGAGAGCCCAGCGCGGAATACTTCCCGGACCTGTACGAGCTGCGGGCCGGGGAGGACAACACCCCCATCACCGCCATGGTGCGCCACTACGGGCAGCTTTTGTGCTTCAAGAGCGGCAGCGCGTGGTCCGTTCGGTACGGGACGCTGACGCTGGCGGACGACAGGACCACGGCGGCTTTCTATGTGACGCCCATCAACCGCCAGTTCGGAAACGACGCCCCGGGACAGGTGAAGCTGCTGGAAAACGACGCCCTGACCCTGGACGGGCGAAGCGCCTACCTTTGGAAATCCACATCCTCCAGCGGAGGGTACACGGACACGGAGCGCAATTGCCGGCGCTGTTCCGACCGGGTGGAAACGGCCCTGTCCGAAATGGACCTGACCGCCGCCGTGACCTGCAATTTCAAGGAGGAGCACGAATACTACATCGCCCAGGGCGGGCGGGCCCTGATTTACAACTACGCGGCCAACGCCTGGTATCTCTACACGGAGTTCCCCGCCGCCTTTCTGCTGGACGCGGAAGGGGCGTTGTATCTGGGAACGGCGGAGGGCAAGATCAAAGCCGTCTCCCGGACCTACCGGGGAGACGACGGCGCGGAGATCGCATGCCGGGCGGAGACGGGCAGCATGGACTTCGGCGCGGACTGGCGGAGGAAGTACGAAACGGTGCTCTGGATCGCCATGAAGCCGGAGAGCGGAGGGCGGGTCACGGTCACGGCCATGTCCAACCGCCGCAGCGACTACCCCGAAAAAGTGGTGGCGTCCTCCCTGTCCACCTTCACACACGTCAACTTCGCGCATTGGTCCTTCGGGACCAACCGGCAGCCGCAGGTGAAGCGGGTGAAGCTGAAAGTGAAAAAGGCAACGTTCATAAAGCTGGTATTTGTCAGCACGTCCGCCAGCGACACGGCGACGATTCTCTCCGTGGACGACGCGGTGCGGACCGGCGGAAAGGTAAAGTGAGGAAGTGAGCGAGATGAAAAAGCGCGGGACGGACCCGGAATCCGTCTGGAAGGAATACGAAAAGGGCGTGGCGTTCAACACCGGCATCAACCTGTACGACGCCATGCGGACCAACGAGAATTTCTTCATCGGGAAACAGTGGGAGGGCGTCCAGAGCAACGGACTGCCCACCCCGGTGTTCAACTTCCTCAAGCGGGTAGTGCTGTTCTCCGTGGCGTCGGTGTCCACGGACAATCTCAAGCTCCACGCCACCCCCATTCCCTCCTCCGGACCCCGGGACCGGATGGAGCTGGAGGTTGTGTCCTCCATCCTCAACGATCAGTTTGTGCAGCTCTTTTCCTTCAACCGCAGCCGGAGCCTGTTCCGGGA